TCAAGTTGTTCAATAAAGTTTTTTTGCATTTCAACTTTATCTTTTAGAGATTCCTTTTTAGAATCTAAAGAGCGAATACTATCTTTTCTGATACGAATATCATCCTTAATGAGACTATTCATCGCAGAGAAGATACGAATATCCAAAAGATCTTCAATCACTTCACGACGGTTTGCAGTCGTAAGTTGCATAAAGGGAACAAAGGCACTCGAACCCAAAATAACAATTTGAGTAAAAGACTTATAGTTTACTTTAAGAATAGTTTCTTCAAGAATTTTTTGATTAATACGATCATCGGATTCTTTATGAAGAAGTTTCCCATTCACTTCAATATCGAAGATATTTGGTTTAATTCCTCTACGAACCAAATAATCACGACTATTCACCGAGAACTCAATCTCAACTAAACAATCCTTTTCATTTGTGCTGTTGATTAATTGTGGTTTGTTAATTTTACGAAATGGTTTATTAAACAAAACAAAAGTAAGAGCATCCAACATCGTGCTTTTACCTGCACCATTCGTTCCAACTATTAGATTTGTATGGTGTGCCTGGAAATCAATTTCATTAAATTGGTTCCCAGTAGAAAGAAAATTTTTATATTTTAGTTTTTTAAACAGTATCATTTTTAGGAGGAATCACAATATCGTTAGGAGTAATTACTGCATACTTATAGTTGTAAAGTTTGCAAGTCTTTAAAGCAAGTTCATCATCAACTTCTACAACTTCCATTTCTTTTTCATACTCTTCATCATATTCAAGCATCATAGCATAACGATTAGCATCATCTTCTTCTTCAAATAAAAATAAAACCTTTTCTCCATACTTATCACTTACAGCATAAGCACCATCCTCTTTTCTATCCGCTAAAGTAAGAAGAAACACTTTATTCTACCTCAGATGCTTGTTTGTATATATCTTGAAGTATTCCTTTAATTATATTTTTATCATAAGAAAATTCAGACTCGTCAATATATCGATTCAGAATAGAAAGAGTATTTTCATCTTCATCAATATCAAACTCTTCATTTTCCTGAATTTCAAAGTTCTCAACAATTTTAAGTTCTTGAATTCCAGAGTTATAAAGTTTATCGATAAATTTTTCAAAAGATTTTACATCTGATTTTTTACGAACAATAACCTTTACAATTTTTTTCTCATACTCACGAGCATCAAATGTTTGATGAGGAGTATCTTCATAGTAGATATTATAGAATAACTTATAGGGATTGTTGATTGGTGTGTGCTCTAGAGTTTCAGTATCAAAGATATGAAACCCACGAGTATCATTTACATCTGCCCAGTACATTTCATAAGGATTACCAAGATAGAAGATAGATCCATTATCAGAACGAGTATGGTAATGACCAGAAAATACCTTTTGGAACTTTGCAAAAATATTCGGGTCCAGTCCATGATCCTCCATTAATAGATGCTTATTTACACGAAATCCTTGAAGTTCTAAATGACCCATCGCAATCTTTGCTTTGGATTTTTGAATTACTTTAAGAGTTTCATCATAGTTTTCACTACAAATCCAGGGAATAAAAGTTATATCAATTCCACCAACTTTAGTATTTGTAGGAGAACTATAAGTTGTTATATTTGAATAATCTTGAAGAAGAAGTTCTGGAGAATTGACATGATTGGAATTTTTGAAGTAACAATCGTGATTACCTACAATCATATGAACTTGATACTTTTTAAGTGGATCAAATACAACTCTTTTTGCCCATTCTAAACTTTGGTAATCAATCGACTTACGACTATCAAATGCATCTCCCATATGAATGACTGTTTCTACTCCATACTCTTCAAGAGCAGGGAAGAATATGTTCTTATAAAAGAGTTCAAAATAGTCGTGTAAGTGTTTTGAACCTTTGCGGGCACCATAGTGACTATCTGTATAAATTCCGATCTTCATCGATTTCCGTTTTTATATTGAATGTTATCTTTCATAGCATTAAATTCGGAATTATTTCCAGAAAGTAATCCACTATCAATAGTCATAACTTCATCAAATCCAGTTCTTTCAATAATTTTAGTCTTAATTTCCAATTGTTTCTTTTCTTTTTGAATTCTTCTCAAAAAAGCATAATGAATAATTTGAGTAAAATAAGCAAATGGATTTTGAGATCTTTCTGGATTGAAATTATGAATATACTGAACACAATTCTCAATTCCGTCAGAGATCATATCTTCACGAAACATATAATTAACAAAGTTAGGTTTATATGATAGATGTGTAGCGATCTTTAAAAAACATTCTCCGAGATAATTTGGAATACGTGGTTTTCCTTCCCATGGACCTGATTTAGGAGGATTTACATCATACTTCTCAAAATATATTGCTGCTGCTTTAGCAACTTTGCCTCTATAAACAATAAGTGATTCAAGTAACTCCTTATTGTTTACATAATGTTCTGATTTCTTTTTGGGCATAATTCATTTCTGATTGTTCAGTATAACTTATGTACATTATAGCACAGGTGTAAAGGGCTTGACAAGTATCCAAAACAGCAGTAGAATAGGTTTGTTGCTTTTGAAGATAAGTTTTAGCTTTCTTTAATACCTTTAAATATATCTTCAAGACTCTTACGAGAATCTTCAACAGAACCTATATATCCCATCTGATCAGTTACCTTTACTTTACCACCTGGAACATAACTATCAATACTATCATTTTGTAAATAGTGGTCATAAACTTCTATAAGTTTTTTATCTCTACTTTCTGTCATTGTAATTATTTTATCAAGTTTAATCATAAAGAAATCTTCATCAGATAAATCAATCCAAGGTTTAATTTTAACAAAGGATCCTCCACCAGGTCCTTGTGTAGGTTTCATAACAACAGGATTTTGGAGAATGATAATTGGATCTCCATCATTCTCATCTATACAAACAAGAGAGAATATTTCCTCACCTGATATTAATTTAATAATAGAATAAAATTCTTCTCCCATCATTCTTTAAAAGGTATATTGACAATATCATAATTAAAGTTTTCTTCACTATAAATTTTAATTCTTTCGATTAAGTGATTAAGAGTATAATTCTTTCTCGACTTATAACTGATGTCGTCAGCAATATCATATAGAGTTGCTTTCACTTTGTTTTCTCCTTTTCGCAAGACTCTTCCGATTGACTGGAGATTTCTGATTCTTGATTTACTAGGGGAAGCAAAGATAACATTATGTAAATTTCTGATATTGACACCAGTAGAAAAAGTGCCGTAAGAAGCAACGATGATTGCATTGTTTTCTTTCTCCGTTATTTCGCGAACTAACTCTCTTTCTTCAGTATCAACCCCACCATGAACAAAGAATACGTGTCTATCATCAATTTTGCTATTATTTATGAGTTCATAAAGTGGTTGTCCGTGACTTTCTACTCGACTAAAAAGAATCAGAGTATTTCCTTTTAAATCAAGTGCTAGATTTTTAATGAAGTTATTTCTTTTTTGATGATTAATAATATATTGAACTTCATCCTCAAACACCTCAAATCTCTGTGGAGAATGTTTGAGTAGAAGCACCTTAATATCTAATTTAGCAAGATGACCTTTCTGCATTAGTTCATCGGTCTTAATAATTTTATATGATGGTCCAAACAAACCTTCCAGAACCCACTTATGAGTTTGTGATCCATCGAGTGTTCCTGTAAATCCAAAACGATATTTTGCATCACAAAGTTTCGTCATTATAGATATTAATGACTTGGATTTAAACTGGTGTGCCTCATCTCCTACGACAACATTAAATCTGGAAAAGTATTGCTTTGGAAGTTTGTAAATAGACTGCCAAGTAGTAATAATGACTTGAGAATCAGTCTCTCTTTCTTTTCCAGCATAGATTTTGTGACAGTATGAACCAACATTCCACCCATAATCTGCAAAATCTTTATACATCTGTTCTACAAGGGATGTCGTTGGAACAACTATCAGGATATTTTGTTGTTTCTCAACATAGTATCTCACAAGAGAATATATCATCAATGACTTTCCAGAAGCAGTTGGTGATATCAATAACTTTCGATTATGTCTTAAAGCGTCGTATACTCCCTCAATTTGATAATCACGCGGGGCGTGTCTACTGATAGCAGTCATATAATCCTTCACACCTTCCTTTGATATTCCCTCATTTATCTCAAAGGGAAGACCATAGAATTTATTATCTAGAAACTCGTAAGTATAATTATGATCTTTACAGAATTGAATAACTCGATCTAATAGACCAATATAAATTTCACCTGTCTGCGTACTAAACAACCTAATTTTTCCGTCCCAGTACTTATTCTTATACTGGGGACTGAATTTTGCATTAGGAACCTCAAATGTAAACTGGTCTGCTAGTTCGTAATAAATGTGAGGTTCTGCCTTTAGGTGCAGATATACCTCATTCTTTTTTGATATCACCAAATGAGACATTCATAAAGTATCAGTTATGAGTATTTATTTCACATTTACAAACCTAATGTTATGAATTCATAGTGTCATCAACTTTTTTATCATAAGCGGCAGACATTCTCTCCGCCGCTCCAGTATTTTTTGGTTTAGGTCTTCTTAAATGACTTAATAATCTTGCAGCTCTAGATTCTTTTCCAGATCTAAGTAAATCAGTTTCTCTATCTATATTTTTACCTAATTTATCCCCTCTTTTTAGAGCATCTTGTTTTGCTTGAGTTCTAGTGAGTCCATATCCAGATTCTCCGGGTTCAGGTCTTTTATTTTTCTTTGATGCATTGGGACCTAATGGTTCTGGTTTAACATTAGACAAAGTGTGTCCAGGATCCTCTGGTGTGGGTTCATCTGGTTGGAGTGGTTGCTTATGTCCCAAACTTTGTCTAACACCTGTTGCACTTTGAATTCTTTTTCCTCTTTTTATTACCTTTTTAATTCCAGTTTCTTCTGTATCTTTTGCCAAAGACGCCCTTTCATCATCACCTCCCGATGCACTGCGGAGTTCATCTTGCGAAAGCTCTGTTTCTTTCTCTGCTTTACTTCTTTTTTGTCCCGATTCATTTCTGGAAGATACGGTACTGACCGCCCACACTGGAGATTGACCTTGACGTGCCTTGTTCCTCATTTCATATTCTATATCATTAAAGGTTTTTCTTGCAGGACCTTTTCCCGCTGTCCTATCTCTTTGCCACTGTCTATATTCATCATCAGCAATTCCATATTTATTTTTTGCTTCTAAAATAAATTGCAGAAACGTTTTCATCAGGTTTTATTTTTATTTAGTTATACCCTGCAGTAAACTTATGCCACTCAATACTATTCTTTATTTGATATGTCCTATTAGAAATCATCTTAAGAACTTCTTCTAGAAACTTAAGCATAATATCATAATATCTAATTTTAAGATCTACTTTACAGAGTCTC